AAGTCAGCCTATCTGGGTAGCCCCAACGGAACCACGCCAACACGCCCTTGCTTCGGACTCTACTAGTGACGACGGTTCGCCCGTTGGCGTTGGCGCGCGCACCCTTAGAGTATATGGTCTGGTCGATTGGGATACAAAACAAACAACCGAAACCATAACTCTCGATGGCACATTCGCGGTTACCACGACCAATTCATTCGCCTGTATTCACCGCCTGGAAGTGCTGACCAAAGGCGCAACATCAGTAAACGTTGGGACACTAACCGCGACCGCGCTCGCCGATGATACAATAACTGCCCAGATCAATCCAGGGGCAGGGCAGACGGAGATGGCGATATATTGCATCCCGTCTGTGCAGACCGCATACATGGGCTTTATGATGCCAACCCTTAGCGATGCGGTGGGAACGGGCGAGGTGTTAATAGAAATCCTATATAACCCTGAGCCAGATGTGGAGCTGTTAAACTTTGTTAGCAAGTCGATGTTCAGCTTACGCGCGGGCGGTCAAAGTGGAATACCGATTCCGTTCTGGGTTCCGAGAAAGTTTTCAGGCCCAGGCATACTGAAAGTTCAGGCTACAGGCACGCTCAACGATTTGGCCGTAAGTGCGATGTTTGACTTGATTCTGATAGACAATTAGCGATGACGAAACGGAAGCGCAAGCGCAAAGGAAAAGGGGGCGATCTAACTGTCAAGCAGCGGCTATTTGCAGAATATTATGCTGAATGTTTGAATGGTACGCAGTCTGCGCGCCTTGCAGGATACAAGGGAGACGATGATCAATTGGCTGTAACTGGGTGGCAGAATCTAAGAAAACCAAAGGTTAGGGCCTATGTCGACCAGCTTTTGGAAGCGCGCAAGCTATCAGCATTTGAAGTCATGGCCCGCATTTCAGAACAGGCAACAGCCACACTTGAGGATTTTATAGAAGCGGGCGATCTTGAAGGGATCAATACAATCAATCTGCAACAGGCAAAAGGGCGCGGCAAATTACATCTTCTAAAAGAGATCAAGATTACACACGGCAAGAATGGTGGCATATCGATAAAGCTGCATGATGCTCAGGCCGCGCTTACTTTACTTGCGAAACATTATAAGTTGCTCACAACTGTTCATGAAATACGCGACTGGAAAGCTGAGGCGCGCAAGGCTGGATATGAAGACCCCGACAGTCTATTCGAGAACGCAAAACGAGAGTACGTAAAGAAGCTAAGGGCCGATGATAGCTAGTTGGCAAGATCAAATGATGGTTGAAGTTATAGAGGCTGTAGAGGCTGAATCTTTGCAGGCCGACTTCTCCCGCTACGCCTCCGATCCTGTTGGCTTCGGCGTGACCGAACTGGGTGAGGATTACACCGACGAAATCAAGGCTATGATGGAATCGGTGCGTGATAACGAGGTCACGATTGCAACGTCCGCGAACAAAGTCGGCAAGACCCATGCCGCTGCGCGTGTTGCTGTCTGGTTCTACAAGTCACACGAGCGCGCGCAAGTGTACGCGACCGCAGCGCCGCCGGAACGCAATCTTAAGAAGCTGCTGTGGGGCGAGATAGAATCTATCCTACTGAAACACCCACGCATCTTTGAAGACGACACGGCGACAATGCTCAACATACAAAAGTCGCCTCTTGAGTTTATGACTGGCGTATCGATTCCGACCAGCGGTGGCAAGGCGCAACGCGAGGCGAAGTTCTCAGGTAAGTCGTCTCCTCACATTCTCTTTATCGTCGATGAAGGTGACGCTGTGCCGGATGAGATATACAAGGCGATTGAGTCTAGCATGTCGGGCGGTCACGCGCGCCTGCTTATCATGTACAACCCACGCGAAAAGCGGGGCGAAGTGTATCGTCGTGAGCGTGACCAGCTGGCTAACGTCATACACCTGTCAGCGTTTGACCACCCAAACGTCAAGACCGGCGAGGACGTGATACCAGGCGCGGTCACACGCAACGCAACCGTGAGGCGTATCAACCAGTGGTCGAGGCCGATGATAGAAGGCGAGACACAAGACCTTGATTGCTTTGAAGTGCCTGACTTTCTGGTGGGCACAACGGCTATAGATCAGCGCGGGCAAGAGTTCCCGCCCCTTACAGGCGGTTGGCGCAAGGTAACAGACCCCGCGCTGTTCTATATGACGCTAGGCGTTTATCCGACTGCGGACTCGTATCAACTCATTTCAGAGACGCTGGTGGCCGCTGCGCGCTCCAGATGGGACTTATACGTAGCAGCGCATGGCGAGATTCCGCCCGAAGGCGTCAAGCCGCTTATGGGGTTGGACGTTGCTGAGTACGGGCATGACGCAAACTGTGAGACGTTTCGGTATGGTGGGTGGGTGGCAAGGTTCAAACGCTGGAATGGTGTTGATACTGACTTGACAGCAACACAGGCAGGCGTACACTATAAGGAGCGTGGTGCATCATGGGCCGCTGTAGATGCTATTGGTGTTGGCGCAAATGTTGCGCCGAAGATGCGCCGCAATGGTTGTAATGCAGTTGCGGTCAAGGTGTCAGAAAGCCCGACGCGCAAAGTAGCGCAAGGGCAGTTTAAGAAGATGCGCGATCAGTTGTGGTGGTCATGTCGTGAATGGCTCGAAGGTGATGACGCGATGTTGCCACCAGATGAACTGCTGCTTGAGGAGCTAATCATTCCGACATATCGCAACGTTGGCGGAAAGCTGGTGGTCATGAGCAAAGAAGAAATGCGCGACCGTCTCAACCGCTCACCCGACGCCGCCGACTCGCTATGCTTGACGTTTGCGCCGAGACGCACTGGGGGAGGGATACATGTCTGAAAATGGTTGGTTGCGAATTGGGAAATGGCTCATAGCCCCCTACAGGATTACCACTGCCTCTCTGTTTTGGTATACGAAAAAAGAAGGCGAAGATTGGCAGATGGGTGTGAGAGTTGACATTGCTGACGCGGGTTCGTTTGAGGCAAAAGGAGAGGAGGCCAAAAGGGTGTGGCAACAGCTCATTGATTTTTATGGTGTTGAAGATTCGGAAGACCTAGAGACAATTGTCCCATGACTACCCCGCCGACTAAGCAACCCGCAATCGACATCGACGCCCTCACCGACCGCGAACTGGACGCGCTGGTGGCGGCGAAAGTGATGGGGTGGGAGCGTGCGGAGGCAGGGCCGGCCGGATTGTTTTCTGGCGATCCGTGGACGGGCCAGGATGGTATGTTGCGGGGACTGCCCGAATACAGCACCGACGCCAACCGCGTCCGCGAGGTCGAAGCCGAGATCGAGCGGCGAGGGCTAGAATTACCCTATGTGGATATTCTTGTAAAAATTGTTCTGCCCACGGCTGAGAATTATAGAGACCTTATGCGGATGGGTGTATTTGCACTCATAACCGCCACGCCCGAACAGCGGTGTCGGGCGGCGTATCGGGCGGTGATGGGATGAATCAGAAAAGCGTTGAGGTTGGCGGTCGGTGGGCATATATAGAAATCTCCATTGGGCTTGTTATTGAGATAATGACCGAAGGCTGGTCTGTTCTGGAGAAGGATGTTTTACGTCTCGAGTGTACCGAAGGGCTACCAAGCGGCGCAACATATATTAGACAGTTTTATGATGCAAGGCGTGATACGGTGTGCTTGGTGTTTTATCATCCCTCATTTGTTTTTATTCATCGCGGCATGGAGATTCCCAGAATACCAGTTGATTACATGCGAGAAATTCAGATACGTAGAGTAGAAAATGGTTCAACTCCCTAACAATCCCCCCACATTCACGCGCGGCCTCCGCGTCATGATACGTTCCGCACGGCAAGCCCTCGGGCGTTTTGTCGCTGGCGGCAATGGTGCAAACAAATGGCCGATGAATGCCAAGCAGGGATCGCCCACGTCGTTCTCAATCGGCACGGACGGACGGCCTATCAGTTCTCTTGTGGACTACAAGGCATATGTCAATGAGGGCTACAATCAAAACGAGGTTGTGTTTGCGTGTATCAACAAGATAGGAAAGAACGCAGCACAGGCCCCGCTCAGAGTATGGTCGGTCGACGATAGCGGTATGGAAACGGTTGACGCTGACAGTCCATTCAATGAAACTTTCGCCATGCCTAACCCGCATATGGGCGAGGCATTCTTTAAGCAACTGATACACGCCTACCTCAATCTTGACGGCAATGCTTTCGTGATTCGTGAGAAGACGGGCGAACGTGAATTTCACTGGCTGCCACGGCCTGACAAAATGAGCGTCATACCAGGTGGTGGCGACATCCTTGGCTTTGTGTACACCACAGAAACAAATCGAAAAATCCCATTCTTGCCTGAAGAAATCATACACATTAAATTCGTTAATCCTGGCGATAAGTTCGACGGGCTGGGGCGCGGCATTCCGCCGTTGTCGCCTGCTGCGCGTACTGCGGACGTAGATAATCGCGCGACACAATTCCTTGACAGCTTCTTTGATAATGCAGCGGTTCCGTTTGGGATGTTGACCTCAAAAGAAATTATCAACGATGACGAGGTTGCGCGCATACGGGCACGCATGAAAAAGCAATACAGCGGCTCCACGAAATGGCATGAGCAGATGATACTCGATGCCGATGTGGAATATCAGAAGCTAGGCGCAGATGTAGACGAGATTGCGATGCCTGGGATACGCGACTTCACAGAGACGCGCATCTGTGCAGCATTCGATGTGCCCATTGTACTTGTCGGAGTCAAGGCCGGATTGGGCGCAACAACATATAACAATGTGGCAGAGGCGCGGCGCGCATTATTTACGGAAAAGATTCAACCAGACAATAAGCTGATCGAAGATCAGTACACGGCGGCACTCAGAGACGAACTGGCAGACGATCAAAAGATAGCACATGATTATAGTAGTGTCGCGGCCCTACAAGAAGACAGGGACGCAAAGTTTACACGCGCCAACGGTGGCGTGGCGGCTGGCTGGCTAACAGTCAACGATGCGCGCGGCGAGATTGGATTACCGCCTGACGCGGGTGGCGATGTGTATCTGCGCGGGTTGGCGATGCAAGAGGTTCCGTTTGGGCTGGAGGAGGATCAATCAGAGCCAAGTCAAGAAATCATCGTGGGTGGCGCAGAGACCGAAGAAGGCACACAAGAGATTCAAGCCGTCGCGCTCAATGGCGCACAGGTTACGGCGGCGCTTGCTATCGTTGAGCGTGTGAATGACGGCATACTGAGTCGTGAGTCAGGATTGAATGCATTGCAAATCTTCTTTGGCCTGACAGAAGAGCAGGCGTTGCGGATCGTTGGCGATGCGGGAAAGTCTTTTGCTGGACTGGTGCTTGAAGAAAAGAAGGTTTATTATTTGACATTCCCAGATAGAAGCTTGCCGCTCGATAAGCTATCACCCGCTCGCGAACTTCTCGGTACACGATTCCACAAACAGCTTGACCTCATAGCCGAAGCGCACGAGTCAGCATTCAAGCGAGAGGCACGTAAACAGTTTAAGCGTGAGTTGACAAGCGTGCTGGACATCATAAAAAGCGCGAAGTCACAGCGCAAACAGATCGAAGACTGGACGGCTCTTGAGCGTGAGCTGTTCGGGTTCCTTGATAGTAACACAACGGTCTGGTCTGATTCGTTCCTGGGCCTGTTCACCACGCTACTTGAAGAGCAAGCAAGCAACTGGTCGGACATGTTTGGCATCGTATTCGACATCGATTCCAGCGTTGAGACGCAAGTATTCCTCAATGACTATTCGCTCAAGTTTGCAAATCGTTTGGAGGCTACAACCAAAAGCCAACTGCGCGTATTGCTGGCCGAGGCGCAGGCGGACGGCTGGTCAATCCGCAAGCTCACGGGTGAAGTCGACAATCTGTATTCAGGTTGGGATAAGGTGCGCGCCGAAACAATAGCACGCACGGAAACGATCCGTAGTAGCAATGCGGGTGTCAACGAGGCGTTCGCGCAAGCGGGCATCGAAGCCAAGCAGTGGTGGACGGCGGAGGATGCGAGGGTGTGTCCATTCTGCAATTCGATGCATGGCACAATCGTCAATACGGGCGAGGTGTTTGTCCCCCTCGGCGGGTCGGTCGTGGTTGATGTGCCGGAAGAGGCGAGTATGGACGATATGATGTTGGAATTTCATAAGACCCGCTCAGGTCCGTGGGCGCAGGAGGGCGATTTCGTGACACTCAATCGCAAGGTACGAACCGTCACGCTCACGACCAGCTATGAGGAGGTTGGTTATCCGCCGTTGCATCCGAAGTGCCGATGCACGCTGCTGCCCGTGGTGGCGGGGGAATGATGATAGACTGGTTAAGTGAGGTGAGCATCATTGAGAATAGCGGCGTCGAGCGTGAGGAGGCAGAACGAATTGTGGCAGACGCAGTGCAGCTCGCGCGCGATCTTGCCGCATTCAATGCTAGGAACCGTGAGACCACCCACGAAGAAATGGAAAATCTATGTCTGATTGAGTGGCGTAAGATCAAGGGTGTTAATAATATAGGTAGGCTTGCAGCCACGTACGCTTATGGCGCTATTGGCACGATGCCGGAACCGCCGGAGGGCGTTGAATGACTAATAGCGACTGGCCTGATGAAGTGACGGTCGATCAGATTCTAGCGCGGATGGCGCGTGGCCCAGAATTTGAGGCGGACATGGCGAGTTTCGCAAACCCGTCTGTAGCAGATACCATAGACCGAATGCGGGAAGGCTTGACAGACACTCATGATACCGCGATGCGCTTCGGCATTCTCGTTCTGGGTCGATGGGTATTTAGGGCATATGCGCGTTATCTTTGGTTACAGAATCGCAAGCCCCGTGCAATATATAGGGGCGGTCGATGGAGACAAATGAGAAACGAAATGAAAGCACAGGCACGATTCTGGGCGCTATCTCAATGAACATCTCGCTCACCGAACCCGTCCCTGAAGAGGACGCGCCCCCCACGACCACGACGCCCGTCATCGAAGTGCCCGAACGCCTGACGGAAGCGCAGCGCAAGGTAGTAGACCACATGGCACGCTTGCATCGCAGGGGGAAACCTTATATAATGGTGATTAGTTTCGATGGTTCAAACACGGCAATTCACGGCTGTAACGAGCGACTAGGATTTGTGACGGGATGAGGGAAAGGGGAATATATGACTGAGGTTCTTGAGCCTCTCGCGGATCGGGTAATAATCGAACCCGTTGAGAGAAAGAAAGTCACAAAGGGCGGCGTCTTTTTACCAGAAGCCGCGCAGGAAAAGCAATCGCAAGGCGTGATTGTTTCTGCTGGCGATGGTCGCATAGATAACAACGGTAAGCGCATCCCGCCAAGCGTAACGAAAGGAGACAAGGTTCTGTTTGCGAAGTATGCCGGTGTTGAAATAACGCTTGATGAAAAGCAGCTTATCATTCTGAAAGAATCTGACGTGCTCGCAATTGTTAGACAGGTCAATGGAAGCGTGGCGGGATAAATGTACTGGTCAAACAAATTCAATGAAGAGTATCACGCCGCTGTTCGTGTGTGGGCAAGAGAGAGGGCCAAGGCCTGCCGCTTCGCGGCATCATTCAATCAGGCACACAAAGAACACGGTTCGCAGATGGCCCTAAGCGGCAAGATACGCGGGAATCATTTTGCGGCGTTTATGTGGCTTTCAGATTGCAGGACGAATGGATACAAGATAGACTATATGATGGTGGCAAAGGACAGATTAAACTAAGTTAGCACCACTACAACCTAACACACAGCGTTACGACGCGCCCACTTCCGCAAGGGGAGTCGGGCGCTTTTTGTTTGCAAGGTGGGAATATGCCAGCACCAATCAAAGAACACAAGACATTACAGGGCGGCTACGTCGTCAAGGCCGATGCGAAACAAGGCATCGTGGACGCTATCGTATCGGTATTCGGCATCGTTGACATGGACGGTGACGTGATCGAGAACGGTGCGTTCACTCGCACGATTGCCGAACGCGGCCCTGCTGGCGCTAACAAGATTCGTGTACTCAATCAGCACATGTGGACAGAGATCGTCGGCAAGCCGCTCGTCCTGGCGGAACATACACGCGATCAGTTGCCGCCTGAGTTGACCGCACGTTATCCAGATGCGACTGGCGGCCTGTTTACACGAACGCAATTCAACATGGAAAAGGAAGCAAGCCGCGATGTGTTCTCAGACCTCAAGGGTGGCTTTCAGAATGAGTGGTCGATTGGTTTTGACACACTCAATTCGGAATCTGACACCGTGGACGAACAGCCGATCCGTCGTCTTCAAGAGTTGCGTCTATGGGAATACAGCCCCGTGACGTGGGGCGCGAATCAGGCGACTTTGACGACGGCAGTTAAGGATGCAGGTAACGCCGATCTTGCCAAGACTATAATCGATAGACTAGACGGTAAACTTGCGACTAGGGAAATCACACTTCTTGAATATATGGACAAAGTAAAAGAAGTGATGTTGTCTTTTGGCCTCGCTACAGAAGAATCATTGCGCCTAGTTGAGAATATAGAAGCATTGCACAAAATTGACAGCACCCCGCCCCCAGAGGCGGATTCTGTAACCGGCAAATTGCTAGAACTGGCCGGTGTTGTGTTGGGCGATCAGCCCGACTTGGAACTGCCCGAACTACTACACGAGCTATCGAATCGCTTGACGCAAGATGCCCCGCCGCAAGCAGGCACTCCGCAGATGGTCGAAGAAGAACGGCTTGAACTTGCAAGGGCTCAACTGAAACTATCACGAAGGAGCATGGGGATATGACTATATCCATCACAGAAGATCGCATCACTGCCCTGATGAAAAAGGCCAAAGGGTTTTACGAAGAGGCAGAGGCGATCATTAACGTAGAAGATGAGAGTGCAATCAATGACGATCAGTGGAAGCTCTATCGTCAACACAAGGCCGCCGGAGAAGAAGCGGCAAATAAAGGCGCGGCCCTCCAGGATGTAATGGACAAACAAGCCGCGCTTGCAACCGAAGAAAACGAACGCGAAACGAAAGCGCAAGAGGGTGAACGCAAACGCAAGCAGGCCGCAGCGGAGGACGCTGGCCCTGGCGAGTTTGATAAGTGGGCCGACTACATGAAGGCCATCGCTTGGGCACGAAAAGGACAATACGATCCGCGTCTCGCCGCGCTTGAAGTCAAGGATATGGCCGGAGACGTGGGTGCGTCGGGCGGATTCCTGATTCCGACTGTACACGAAACGTCCATACTCGCGGCCCGTGGTGAGGCGGCGCTGGTCAGACCGCGCGCCCAGATGGTTCCAATGGGATCGCGCTCAGTCACATGGCCTGCCGTTGACCACACCGGAGGAGCAGCGGGGACGTCTGCGTTCTATGGTGGCGTTGTGCTGTACTGGGTTGAAGAGAATACTGACATCACCGAAAGCCAGCCGTCTTTCAAGCAGATACAAATCAATGCCCACGAACTGGCGGGTTACACGGAAATCCCGAATGGCTTGCTGCGTGACAGTGCGGTGAGTCTTGAGGCATTTCTTGCTGGCCCCAGTTCGTTTGGTGCTGCGCTTGGATGGCAAGAGGACTATGAAGCGTTTCGTGGTGACGGTGCTGGCAAGCCGCTGGGTATTTTCAATGCGCCCGCAAAGATCACTGTCGCACGCAACGCCGACTCTGATTTCAAGTTTGTCGATGCTGTGACGATGGTCTCAAAGATGTTGTTGTCTGGCTCTCCACAATGGTACATGAATCAGTCTGTTATGCCGAAGCTGATGGCAATGGTCGACGCGGTTGGCAATAACATCTGGTTGCCCAATGCGGCTGGCTCAGGCCCAACGACATTACTCGGATTCCCAATCAACTGGACTGAGAAGCTGCCCGCGCTCAACACCGAAGGCGATGTGACGCTGGCGGACTTCGGATTCTACTTGCTTGGAGACAGACAACAGGTGACGGTCGACATCGATACGTCGTTCAAGTTCAAGACTAATCAGACCGCATTCCGAATCATCGAAGCGATAGATGGACAATCCTGGCTCGGCGCAAGCATCACCCTGGCCGATGGTTCGACAACCGTTTCGCCGTTCGTTCTGTTGACCGACGACTAGGCATAAGGAGATATAGATATGACTTCAAAACTCACAGAACGGCTGGCGCTACTCGGCGCAATCGATCCTGATGTGACCACGGCCTCAACCGTAACGAGCGATTGGGGAAACGCGGGGCTGTTTGATCGAATACTGGCCCTCGTGGCAATGGGGACGCTTGGGTCGTCTGCGACTGTTGACGCAAAGCTAGAGCAAGCGCAAGACAGTGGTGGCACTGGCGCAAAAGATGTGTCCGGTACGGACATCACGCAACAGACGCAAGCCGGAACCGATGCAAGCGACAAGCAGGTTTGGATCAATCTCAAGGCTGACGAACTTGATAAGGCGAACGGCTTTGAGTATGTACGCTTGTCGATCACCGTTGGAACTGCTACCAGCGACATCGCTGGCTTCCTATTCGGTGGTGATGCACGTCATCAGCCTGCAAACGACAACGACCTCGCGTCCGTTGTGGAAATCGTCAACTAGCCGAATATCTATCTGGGGCGGGCGAGAGTCCGCCCCTTAAGGCTACCATGCCCAACCTATACGCAACCGTTGACGAACTGAAGGAGACCAACAGGGACGCGATTCAGACGGCCACGACAAAGTATGACGAAAATCTGTATAGACTCGCAGACCAGACAAGCCGCTTGATCGATGTGTACTGTCGGCGTGTGTTCTTTCCGAGGCTGGGCACATACTTCTTTAATGGTGAGGCCGAATCGCAATTATGGATTCCTGAGCTTGTGTCTGTTACGTCCGTTTCATTCAGCATCGACAACGGACAGAATTACACCGCGCTTACATCGTCTGATTATATCCTTACTGTGTCCGGCGATTGGAACAGTCAGAAAAGCTATAACCGCATCGACATAGATGTGAACAGTACGGCGCTTTCAGCATGGCCGCGCGGCCAGAAGTCAGTCAAGATTGTAGGCGTGTGGGGCTATGCGGATGATCGTGACACGGCATGGCAAGACACACTTGACGAGGTAGAAGATGCACCACTGACCGCCGCCGCCCTATTGCTCACTGTCAACGATGTGAACGGCGTGAATCAATACGGCGTCACACCACGCATAAGCTGGGGGTCACTGCTGCGTGCCGAAGATGAGTATCTCGAAGTGACCGCAGCGCCGGACACGGGCAATAACACTGCTGTAATAGCACGCGCGGCGAATGGTACGACGGCGGCAGAACATGTGCAAGATATACAGCTTGACATCTGGCTGCCGCCTAAGCCAATCAAAGATGCAATGATGATACAAGCGATCAAGACGTTTCAGCGTGGCGCGCAGGGTATGGGCGACGCTCGCACGCTGCCTGATGGTGGTCAAATGTTTTATCTGAAAGAACTTGACCCCGAGGCGCAAATGAAGCTATCGGCGTATCGCAAGACGGCGGTCGGATGACACTACAGACCAAGGTCGACTATAAAGACGTGACGCGCTTTGTGGGTAGCATAAAACGCTATCAAGTCATCGAACGGCAAGAGTACGGCGTGGCGGCGCGTGAGGGGACGGCAATCATTCACACCACTGCAAAGAAGCGCGCGGCGGTTGACAAGGGCCGTATGCGTAACTCAATCGGTTTCCGTGTTGGCATGGTTCAACGTATGCCGATGGGTGTTGTCGAGGTGGGTACGCGAGTCTATCCATCGATTTTGGATAAGAGCGCACGTACTCATTACAGGCGCGGCCCACGCTCGGGCAGTCCCACAAAGGGATGGTTCTCTTTGATAACAAAGCTGGGCAAGGTTGTGCGCGGTGTTGAGAGACGATATACCCTTGCATTCCATCGGATCATAAACCGTATTCGGAAGGGGGGGCGTTGATGGCAATAGAGGATTGGTCGCCAACGCTCAAAACGAATCTGGCGACGATAAGCGGGATTGAGCAGGTGCATAACTATGATGAGATTCCCAATACGATTATGGTGTCCCCGAGCATGATGATCCTGCCTCAACTAGGCGCAACGATGCATAAAGCGGGCGGGCCAAATATCACAGTCCATCAGGTTATACTGGCGCTCTATACGACTGCACAGTTAACGGCGGAATCTTTTGGTCTTTTGGTTCCGTTTATCGCACTTGTGCGTGACAACATTGCCGCCAATCTTATGCTTGGCGGCCTGACCTGGGGTGGTGATGTGGGTGGTGGCGGCGGACATATTGATCACGTCTTGCCCGTGAATCCGCCTGATAACTGGTATGAGGGGCCTGACAACTTTTCATTTTTCGATAAGTTGTACGCCGGTATTATTTTCCGAATAGAAGTGAAAGAAAAAGAGGCCGTGACGGTTACGGTCTAGGAGGCAAGCATGGCAGATGTATTTTTGAATCGAGACAAAGACGACGAGGGACGCGCGGCGTGGACGGCGTATTGCAAACTCAATCCGGAAAAGGCGGCAATACTGTTGGCGCAAGTAGGCGAAAGCTTGCCTGAGTCGTATGCGGCAAAGGTATCAGCTAAGACAAAGAAGAAGCCCGCTAAACCCAAAGAAGCAAAGGGCAAGGAGTAAGCTATGGGTATCAAATCACTGACTCGGATAAATTTTGGAATTGAGGCGACGCTGCTCACTCACGTCGCAGCAGACACCGTGTTCGGCGGTGGCGCAACGATGGCGATCCCGATGGATCACACACCGGTCTACCCAGATAACGCCGTCGGTCTCAAGATTGCATCACGCGGCGGGCAGGTGCATAGCAAGCTGGTGACGGGCACGATCAATATCCCGAACTTCTACTTTCAGCTTGCGCCCGCGCTCTTTTCGTGTGGTGTCGCAGGGAGCATTACACCGGCAGAACAGACGCCCTCGCAAAATGACTATCTGTATGCCTTTGCGCCATCGCTCACAGCTATCGACACGCCTGACTCAATGACGGTTGAATGCGGTGATAACAGTCAAGCACACGAATTCGGCGGCGGCGTGTTTATGAGTTACACCATCGCAGGCGAGGTCGGAAGCGATGGCGGCGCTGCTGCTATCACATGCGATGCTGAATACTTTGGCGACGAACTGACGGACGTATCGTTCACGGGCAGCTTGTCATTGCCAACCGAGACGCCATGTATCGCCAATCTTGTGCGTCTGTATAAAGATTCAGCATGGGCAGGCGTGGGGACAACTGAGCTAACAAGCACATTGCGTGGTTTTGAAATCAGCATTGTATCAGGACAACATCCCAAGTTCTTTGGGTCCGCAAATAAGACCTACGACGCGATAGGGCAGGACGCCTGGATTGTTATGCTCACGCTCGACTTGGAGCGTGGCACAAACTCACTTGCAATTCAGGATGATTTTCAGGCAGACCCGCACGGCGTAAAAGCATATCGACTCAAGATTGAAGGGCCACAGCTTGGCACGGGTGATACTCATTCAATCATCTTCGACATGCTTGGTGATCCCCAGTCATTTGAGCCTATCGCTACTGACATCGATGGCAACAACATCGACCGTGTAGTGCTGCTGGGTGTGACTGATGACACTAATGCCTGGGATTTGAACGTTACAACAAACGTCAGCGCGATATAGGAAAGCCAATGAAACCAATCGACTTTGGTCAAATAGTGCAACGTATTGACTGTACACAATATGCACCGGACTCCGAGGTGAGCGAGGCGCTTGCTAAATACAAGGTGTATGTGTGGATAAATCCGCCCCCTGACATCCGCGATAGACGCGAAGCATTTATCAAGAATGCTCTTGAACTGCTCGAAAAGATTAAGGGGTCAGACAACGCAGAGGAGATTGATGGCTTCACAGAACAACTCAAAGAGCTGGGGCCAGAGAACGACAAATTGCTGTCTATTCTATTATCTCAGCACGAGGATGGCGAGGGCGAAGATACACACTGGACGCCGGAGGAAGTTAGGTCATATCGCAAAGATGATATAGAGCCGGAGTTCATCGACTTCCTGACTGACGAAGCGTGGCGACTCATCAACGAACATCGCAATCATAGGCAAAAAAAAATTCGCAGGCGATTCAAGAATTTGAACGGGATGGCTACACGACGCACCCGAAACTCCTCGCGGTCGTCCGCTCGCGAAATTACAAATACCTCTTAGGGTTTCTCGTTCAGCCGTGGGAACTTAATTCGCTGTCACAAGACTGGATCGATATGCTGGACGCACTTGTGGTGAATGAAGCGGAAAAGATGAAAGAAAGAAACCGTAAGGCGGGCGCAGGCTATGGACGAGTAGATTGGAACGCAGTCGGGCGTAGCAATGCGGTTAAGGCGCGGCTGTTGGCGGGCAATAAGACTTATAACAAGTTTAGACCAAGAGTGCATTAGTGGCAGACAACATACTCAAGATTTTCCTTCAAACAATCGCAAAAGGTAAAGGCGCAGAAGTAACCGCTAAGGACTTGGGGCGCGTAGAAAAAGCCGCAAAAGCGGCGGGCGCACGCCTGGGGAAGGACATTGTTGGCGCAGCAAAAATCGCTGGGCCCGCGCTTATAGGTATAGGCATTGCGTCGATCAAGCTTGCATCTGATGCTGAAGAAATGCAGGGCAAGTTTGACACTGTATTCAAAACTGTAGGGGAAGACGTTACAAGAGCATTAGATGATTTCAGCGAAGCCGCTGGTCGCAATCGCTTTGAGTTGCGCGGCATGGCTGCCGAATTGGGCGACCTCTTTAAGCCGCTCGGATTTGCTGAGGAAGAGGCAGGCGATCTCTCTGTTCAAATGGTCAAGCTCGCGACCGATCTGGGTAGCTTTAACAATATGCCAATGAGTGACGCTCTTGACCGGCTGCGTGGCACGCTGGTCGGATCGCATGAGAATGCACTTGCGTTTGGCGTGGTTATAAATGAGTCAACGATCAAGGCAGAACTTGCCGCCAAGGGTTGGGACAAACTAACGGGCGCAGCCCTCAACCAGGCCAAGGTACAAATTAGATTAAATTTACTCATGAAGGGCACGACGGACGCACAGGGCGATGCCGTAAAAACTTCCGACTCGTTTGCCAATAGATTAGTTAGACTACAAAGCAATGCTGAAGAGTTGGGTGTGTCTATTGGTCAGAAGTTGTTACCTGTTGCGCTGGAGTTAGTTAATGGTCTAAATACGCTTATCACCGCAGGCGATCAGGCAAACGATGTTCTAATTTCGATGGCGCAAACCGGCGATGCGTTTGAAAAGGCCGGTGCATCTGCGGCACTTCTCACAACTGGTACGGATAGACTGACGGAAGCCTTTGAGCAGAACAAGGCTCAGATGTTTGAAATGGTTCTAGCGGGCGAAATGACCGTCGAGGAGTTTAATCGCAATGTTGAAGCTACTCGTGCGGCGGCAGATGAATGGGGAAGAGCAGAGGGTGGACTAAATACACTAACCGCACTGGTGCGCGATGAGAGTGTCCCAGCGCAGCAGGAATTGACGGCAGAATTAGTTGAGGCTGTGCGTATCGGGCGAGAACTTGAAGCCTCAGACCGTGCCCTTATTCAGGCACGCGGCTCACTCAAGAACGTCACCGCCGAGATTGTGCCTACTGAGGCGGAATTGGCCGAGGCCGAAGATGTAGCAACCGAAGCCGCGAAAGCGCAAGCAGCAGCCGCAAGAGAACAGGCCGAAAGCCTTGAGGCCGCGCGCCAGAAAGCGGCAGACACTTCAGTCGAATTTACCAATCTCGCCCAGTCACTTATCGATGCGACCAATGCCGACCTCGCCAAGGTTGCCCTGGACAATCTTGCTGGAAGTCTCGAAAGTGGGGAGATTACGCAAGGCGAATTCAAGCGCGCAACCGAAGACGTGATGCTTACCTTTGGCCTTGCCACAGAAAAATCGCTAACTATGGCCACGTCGCTTGGAGACGTAAATAAATTATATGAAGACGGTAAGATTTCGGCGGACGAATATACAGATATTATTGGCGAATTAAATGACTCAGGCGGCGATCTTGAAACGGCGATGGATACGCTGGGTTTGGCGGTTGATGGTGTGAACGTATTTGTTAGTGATGCAGAAGCACTCAATCGCACCTTAATGGATACGCAAGGCGATCAGATAGAGGTTACTGAAGACCTGACTGAAAAGACGGAAGACATGGTGGATGCATTCTCAGACCTAAAAGATAGCGAGTTTGCCGTCGCCGAGGCTTCAGGCCTGGCGGGTGAAAAAGTGGGTGACACGGTAGGCCCCCTCACGGCGTCCGATGACGCGGCGCAAAACGCTGCCGCAAGTTGGGAGAGGCTAAATGCGGCAATGCAAAGCTCAGGTGCTGCCGGTGTTCCCGACGCAGGCGTACCTCCCGCCCCAGGATTCCAGCACGGCGGCAACATTGGTCGCTTCGGTATTGTCGGAGAGCAAGGGCCAGAACTTGTCGTGGGAAATCGCGTGTTTAGCAATCCACAAACTGATCGACTCATTGCGGCGATTGAGACACTTGTCAATGCGTTCCCCAGTAGCATGGGCACTACGACAAATAATAATATCAACTTCCCAGCAGGTATGTCAGCAGCGCAAGCGGGCGCACACACACGCGCACTTATTGGGGGTGGTCGCAGATGAGTAGGCCGACTCTCTTTCTTGAATACAGCGGCGGCGCAGGGAAGCTAGACCTCAACGATCAGACAAGTGTTGCGGGCGCTGGCACTTATGCTATCCGCCAGAACTACACTCCCCCCCAGACTTCGCCGATTCCAATATTTGCGGGAACCGAGCAAGTAGACACAGAAGAGGTGCTACACTCGACGGTAGTTCCGCTAAATGTGCGAACCGAAACTGTAGCAGACATGAAACGCGCACTGCGTAACCTTGACTATGTGCTTAAGCTCGGAGGAAATAATAGCGCCCCGCTTTTCCTTGCATGGCTCGATAATAGCATTGTGGGTTTTGAGGTGCTTTGGGGGCAACACGGCGGGTATCTGCGCTACCCTATTAAAAATGGCCTGATTGTCAATCTTGCAGAGTATTTGGTCGCAACCAATCTTGCAACCGATCTTGATATTGAGGTGAACTTAACAATCACGGAACCGCTTGGTATGCGGCAACGTATCGCATCGGCAACGGGCGGCATTATAACGTATCAGAAAGATGGACGCGCCAATGGCGTAGGTGTTGGTGAGGCAAGAACAAATATTCACACAAATCCTATCTTAGGACACCTCACATACAACAACGGCTGGACAGCCGAAGCGAGTCTGATTATTGCGCCGATTATTGATAAGCCATTTGTCCGTTTTGGAGCCAGATCGGTCAAGATAACGTCAGTCGGTGCATCGACCAATACATTCACGCAAACCCTTACGCTTGCCGCAACAACACATACCGCGATCTATTACGTCAAACTCCCTGATGGAAGTGCGGTCACAACGACGGAAGTTGAGATTTCATATAACGGTACTGATCAAACAACTACATTTGTTGTAGACCCCGAACGTAGCGATGGCTGGTATATCGCGACCGCCGAGTTTACAGGCACGGGTACTGCAACTACGCTGGGGGTCAAGGTCAACAGCGGATTCACGGCATACTTCGGCATGTTTCAATGTGCGGCGGTTGACTATAGTCACTACCCCGTACACGGTGAACAGATGGGTTCTGCATGGACGGGCACGGCGCACGCCTCAACCTCGACGCGCACTGTGGGGCGCATTCGGCAGCCCGTTGGAGACATCTTTGATCGTGGGCAGGGCACGATTGTCATAGCGTTTCGAGCCGAGGATGGCAATTCTCCTGAGCGTTTAATACGCGATCTGTTTGAGATTGACACGCTAGATGTCCGGCTTCGCTATGCCAATCCATTATGGACATTCACAGACGGAACCAATACAGCTACATCGGCGGGCGAGAATGGAAGCTCGGCATATAACGAAGGCGACATTATCGTCGTGCATTGTACATACGATCCTGATGATGGAATAGCGCAGTATTTCAATGGCATTGTGATGGGAACAAATGCCACGTTCACCCCAGGCTCAACCGGCACATATATGTACATTGGCTCTAACTCGTCGGTTGCTAATCATATGGGCGATGAAATTCTACTGTTTGAAACATACAACCAGCCAATGGACTCGGCTACCGTATTGGCACATTACACAAATCTCGCGTCAGCCCTGGCCGATAGCGACAAGATTGGTGACATCCCGTGGTTATGGACAAAAGACGGGGATGACGTTGTAGATAACGCAATGGATACCGCCAAACACAACTTCTGTGTAATTGGAGGCGTTCCAGGAAGCACAGAAGCGGAGTTTGAAATACGCGCCGACTTAGGAGGATCAGACTTCAGTGCCGAAGATGCTGTTTGGTTGTCTCGTCTGGATATGGAAAATGAAGATTTCTTTTTGCCGACTATACTAGGGGACGGCCCTTTGTTTGCATCGGGCGCGGGAGTAGGGGATTCGGGATCGAGCTTTGATGTTTATGGAAATGTAACCGTAGGAACAACAGCCGTTATTGTTGGGCAAAACTTGTATCTTGCCCGTAAGCATCTTAATACCCTGACGGGCAAGAAGCTTCAATTCTTTCTGCGTATGCAGGACGCCGCCGCCAACTTGCAAATACAGCCGCGCATTCTGTTTTCCGGTTCAAGCATATTAGGTAAATTTAAGAATGTGGCTCCTGGGGCCACCTTTGAAGTTGTGAAATCTTCTCCTCTGGACTTTCCCCGCCTGGACAGCATAGGGCCGCTAGACGTTGATCCAAGCACAATTCTATTTGAACAAATCGAATTCACGATCTACGCAAAAAGGAGTGCTGGGTCGGACACCGTTGGCTGGGATTACCTCATGGTGTTTCCAGAACCTACCCTCAAGATTTTCGTTGACACAACCTCGTCTTCAGAGAACTCCTTCTTGTATGACTCGTCAACGCATAGCGGCTTTACTTCGACCGGCAGTGCTGACAGCCCCGATCTTGCTACGTTCTTGGTGCTCACGGGTGGTAAGTTTACGTTAGTACCCGACAGGTTGAACATGATCTTTTCGTTGATTGGGGACATAGGAATCGCGCCTGACATTACCTTCACAATGACATACACAGAAACGTATGTGACGCCGAAATGGAGCCTGATATGAGGTGTACTAATGGCTGACTTAATTGACAGACTGAGCGGCGCAAGCGAAAGCGAAGACCCGCCACGACCACAGATAAAGCTGCATGAGTTTTTTAGCAACCTGCGATTATATGCGGTCGGCAAGATGACGGCAGCAGAGACTAAGGTCGATCTTGATTTGCAGGGCGCGGAACTTACACAGGCCAATCTTGTTATTGTAGAATTGGACACGCGCGTGGGCGCAACTGGAAAAATATTGTATGTGCTACAGACTGAGGCGGTGGCAACGCGGTTGCCAGATGATAGCGACACTATCTATCACAACCCCGATGGCACAATCGACAAAACGCGCGTACAGGCCGACCTGGACATCTAATGGCACTTGATTCGTTTGTTGGCAACTTTGCATTAAACACCAGTGAAGGCAATCAGGCTGTAACGGGCGTTGGATTTCGGCCAAAGATTGTACTATTTATGCCGACTCCAATGACGGCAGATGGCATACAGGTCGACTTGCGTATGGCGTTTGGCGCAGGCATATCTAGTACTGAGCGCATGGTGTTTGAGGCCAGTTCGGAGGACGGGCAGGGCACAACGGACACGGCAAGCGAGTCAAGCGCGGCATTGTGCTTGATGCTGAATAACGTCGGTACAACTACCGCAGATGTTGAGGCTGATCTTGTCACTCTTGACGCGGACGGCTTCACGATAAACATCACGACCGCACCTGGTACGGCTTATCGTGTTGGCTATATGGCGCTTGGTGGCGCAGACTTGACAAACGTTGCGATAGGGGACTTTGCGGCAAGCAATGGGTCTGGGAATCAGTCGGTGACGGGTGTCGGCTTTCAGCCTGATGGCATTATCTTTGTCCTCAATAGGCGCGGCTCAATGGGGGCAGCGGGTGGTGACGCACATTTGTCGCTTGGATTTGCAACATCGTCAAGCGAGCGTGGCTGCATTGGGATGTTTTCAAATAGTGGTGCGGCGACAAGTCAGACCACGCGCCACCAACGTACCGATGCTTGCATCATATCCCTGGGGGGAAGCACGGGCAACGAGAACGGGCTTGCCGATTTTGTCTCCTTTGACGCAGATGGCTTCACGGTTAATTGGTCAAATGCCCATGACCCACAGGTTGGCTATATCGCGTTCAAGGGTGGTCAATACTTTGTTGGCAATCTCACAACGCAGACAGGGACAGGAACCTTTGCAGAGACCGGCGTCGGGTTCCAGGGTAACGCTGGAATATTTGCCTCGTTCTGTAACGCTGCCGATGCCGCCAGCGCAGGTGTAGATCATCTGGAAAGAAGCGTTGGTTTTGCCACACTGTCAACGGAACGATTTAGCATTGGCGGCACAGACGAGGACGGGCAAGCCACCTCGGATGTAGATGGCTATAACAACGACGGTCTTATTTATGAGAACTATGATTTCGCGCAGACACTTGAAGGGTCAATTGATTTCTCCTCCTGGGATGCTGATGGGTTCACGCTTGATCAGATTGACGCAGACCCATCTG